CCAAGATAAACATTTTTTTCATAAGAGACTATGTGACTCTTAACCTTCCACCAAACACACTTAAATGCTAATGGGAACATTTCAAAATATTTTAACAAGTAATGATCTTTTGATTTTTCAAGAAAATCTAATAGATCTTTTACTTCAGATCTTGAATCCTGATGAGCACTAGATCCCCTGCCGGGCATTTGGTCTATATCTTCTTTCTCAAAGTAATAACCGCTTTTGTTTAAATACATTTCCCTTTTTGTTTCCGGGTGCGTAACCATCTCATACATAGCGCTACGCTCTCTATCTACTATCTCCCTACATGTATCTGTCGCAAAATCAAAATCAAAATCAACGGCAGCCTCGTATAACACTACACCGCCGCCTAAATGTTGGCCTTCAACTTCTTTGTTTATCATTCTCTACCTCCTTGAAAGAATCCCATATTATACTCCTAAAATCAATAGTTATATGATACTATATCATATATGATAATGCAAAATGAAACAAAGCCAGAAAAAATTATTGAAGAAATATATCAAATAAAGAATTACTTTACACAAAATGCTTTTGATTCACTATATTCAAAGGTATTACTAGAGAGGCTTACGCCTAAAAAAGATGTAATCTTAGCGGATGAGGAAATTCATTCTGCATATAAGGTTGGTATTCATTCTAAGGATAATGTTGCTAGTTCTACTCAACCAACAATTACCACACCATCTAATCATGTTCATTTTATGGAGCCATACGTAACAGAGTTTCTCTATAAAACGAAAGAAAATTTATCTTTAATATATAAAACTTCGATATACCTAGAAACAGCTGCTGCTATAGTTCTCTTTTTTCCCGGAGAGGGGATACAAACTCACTGGGATGGCAGTGTCGAAGGTACACCTACCCACAGTGGTAATCCAAGCAGAGATTATAGCACTGTGTTTTATTTTAATGACGATTTTGAAGGTGGTCTTTTACATTTTACGGAACTTGATATAAAAATAAAGCCTGAGCCAAATTTAATACTATTATTCCCTACCACGATACTATATTCCCATTGTGTCGAAGTGGTGACCTCAGGGATTAGAATGATGAGTCCAGGTTTTTGGTCTTCGAATAAGAAGAATATAGATATTCAATAAAGAAATATTATAAATTAAGTCTAACTATTTTAGCTCTTCCATAGAAGGTTATGCCTACAATAGTCACCTATTGTTATAGTTTTGAATCTCTAATATATCCTTTTTTAGATCAGGAAGCCATGAAAGATTATCTCCATTGCTGAATAACCCATCTGGATTTTTTGGTATCCCATAAGCAAAAAACTCTAAAAACACGTATCTTGAACCATCTATCACTGGAGTTACTTCATGCGTGCCCATGTAGCTCGACGGATAGATAACAGCACTACCTGCCTTTGGCATATAATCTATTCCTGCGTATTTAAATTTTATATGTCCACCAGTAAAATTATTCCCATTAAGTTCGGCTTTAGTTTCCACACAATCATTAAAATATAGGGCACTGCTAAGTGTGTTATGAATTGGGAATTCATTTTTTGGAGGTCCATCAAACTCAAATTGGATTGTATCGTCGCAATGTAGACCTATACCTCTACCATCACTATAGCCTGCTATATGGCCACTAGTTTTCCACCACACTGAAGGTGCAGCCTCGGGATATAATATACAATATTGGATAAGACACTTATATAGCCCGTCTGTACACGCTTGCATAAAATCTTTTTGCTCTTTTGTAAGTGTTCTATCAACAATGGAAAATCGTTCTGGAGCTGTAGATATATCTTCTAAAGTAAATTTAAAGTTTGTTTTATTAACTGCAGATAATATATTATTTTCCTCTACATAAGTAAAGACAACTTCTTCTTTTTCTCGTAACCATAGAATATATTGTTTTAGAAATTCTTGGTCTATGTCAATAACGTTATCAAATGAAACTACCCCACCACCGAAATTATGATATTCCATATTAGGCCTCCAGACTATGTTTATAGGCTTGACTATGATATAAATGCATATGGTCATTATTTAGATCGGGGAGCCACGAAAGACCACTCCCATCATTGAATGATCCATCTTGATTTTTTGGTATCCCATAATTAAAAAACTCTAAATATACATATCTTGAACCATCTATCACTGGAGTTACTTCATGCGTGCCCATGTAGTTGGAGGGATATAGGATAGCACTACCTGCCTTCGGCGCATAATCTACTCCTGCGTATTTAAATTTTATATGTCCACCAGTAAAATTATTCCCATTAAGTTCGTCTTTAGTTTCCACGCAATCATTAAAATATAAAGCGCTACTGACTGTATTGTGAATTGGAAATTCATTTTTTGGAATTTCATCAAACTTAAATAGGATTTCGTTGTCACAGTGTGGACCTATATGTCTACCCTCACTATAGCCTGCAATATGACCACCATCTCTCCACCACACAGTGACTGCGGCTTCACTATACAACGCACAATATTGAACAAGACACTTATATACACCGTCTTCACATGATTGAATAAAATCTTTTTGTTCTTTTGTAGGTGTTCTGTTGGTAGATTTACCTAAAATATCCATAAATCGTTCTGGAAGGTTAAATCTACTTTTTGTAGATTCTGTATCTTCTCGTAACCATAGAATATATTGTTTTAGAAATTCTTGGTCTATGTCAATAACGTTATCAAATGAAACTACCCCACCACCGAAATTATGATATTCCACATTAAACCTCTAGACTATGTTTATGGGCTTGACTATAAAGATTTACTGCTTCACTCATTTTATCTCTATACATAAGTAAATGTAACCTCTTCTCTATCACAATTGATCTATGCGAAGTATTCTTAAATACAATATCTCCAGTATAGTCTTGGAGATTCAAAGATAAATCAAATCTATCTTGAAGATAGCGAATTATGGCGTTTTTTTCTATATCGTGATTTTCAAAGTCCAAACACATTTTTAATACATCTTCGTATTTGATTATCAAGATTGACTTTTCGTTTTTTAAAATAAAAGACATTAGGTTAATATATAAATCAATATGATGGACGATAGAGGGATGGTCTATATCTTTTTGATTTAGATTGATGATAGAGCTATTTGCTTGATTAATAGCAGAACTAATTGCTTCATAAGGATTTCTTATGGGAGATAACAGAATATATTTTTTGTTTATTGCTTCTTTCATTAAATAACTATTATGAGTTAGCGGGTCTAGTATAGCCACCTCTGGGAATATATACAAGATGATACTTCTCAAAGATGTATTCCCCTGTTTGGGAAACCCATCAATAAAAAATACTACTTTAGTGTTTTCGTTAATTTGCCCTTTAAGGGTATATCTATGAAGATAACCTTGACTAATTTTACTTCTCCATCGTTGACGCTTCCCAGCATTATCATTGACCATTTTCTATCTCTCTTTGAGTATTGGCACTATTATACACTCTTCTCGTTGGAAGAAGTTTACTCGATAAAAAAACTTCATTTTTGTCAGGATATTTTTCTTCTAAAAATTTTAGATAGTCCATAACCACATCATGCATCCAAACTTGGCCTTGTTGACCGAGTGAAAGAAATCCGCTATTGATCGTTATACCCCTATCCGGTTGCGCAGAACCCTGCGAATAGTACCCGACATATGCGTATCTTTCTCCATATAGATTCTTCTTTACTTCATGACATGCAAGAAAATTAGATGGAAACATTAATAGATCTCCAGCTTTTGGCGCGTATTTTATGCCCAAATAAATGAACTCTAGTTCTCCGCCTACATATTCATTTTCAATAATTTCATCTTTTGACTCCACTGAGTCATTAAAGTACATTATCGCACCGAGAACACTTCTCGTGGCCACTTGTAAATCTGGTTCGAATCCTGGTTGATAGTTAACGTCGTTGTCGCTGTGCAGACCCATGTCGCTATTTGGACCATAAGCTAGAACATGAGCAGGGGTTCTCCACCAGATGCTAGGAAGGACCATTGGATAGATATCAATATATTCCATTAATGCTCTTTGAAAAGCTCTTTCACATTCTTTAAAAAATAATTCAATTTCTTCAGATTTATTATCATCTAGAAAATTCATTATATGACTTGAGCTAATTTCTATATCTTCTATTTGGAATCTATGTCCGCTTCTATTGATAGCATAGATATTTTCCCCGTTTTCGTTTTTGATTATTGTGTAGTCTTCCTGCACAGCTTTTTGCTTTAAAGAGCGCAGATACGGAATCAGTTCTCCGTATTCTTTAGGGGACACGATGCTTTCAAAAAGGATAACACCGGAGCCTAGATTTTTTACATTTATGTCATTTAACATATTCTATATCGCCTACGGGGCGGCCATCGCATGCTTTACCAGTTAGCTGTCCACTAGCGACTGTGTTTGATTCGTCGTTTGGCTTTTTTATAACTTCTACATCGGATGTTTCTGCGTACTGCGTAACCTCTCTAACCTGATATATGGGATTCCATCCCATTTCGACGCCACTATCTTGTGGATTGCTATAAATTGAAAAAGGAGATCTGCAATATAGCTCGTAGTCATCGTATATATTATCCATCCAAACAGGAGGACACCATTCAAAACTTTCATGTGGTTCCGATATCATAATATTTGTCTTAGCCTCACTTGCGCCCTGCCCAAAGAATGTAAGATACGTATATCTTACTCCACTACCCATTTTTCCAACCTCATGCGCCGCCAAATAGTTGGTTGGGAAAAATATGATATCTCCTCTTTTTGGGACGTAAGACACACCAAGATGAACAAATTTTAGATGTCCGCCTGTAAAGTTTTTCCCATTCAATTCTTCTTCAGACTCGACGCAGTCGTTAAGATAGATTAGCGCGCCACACGTTTGCCTAGAGGCCATCATTCCTCTAGGTATATATCTAACGCCTCCGCTGACTTTATAGTTTGTATCATTGTCTGCGTGGCACCCCAAGATCCCGCCATCGCCGTATCTAAGAATATGACCTCTTGTCTTCCACCAAATACTGCCAAGCATTAACGGATAGTGATCTATATATTTTAGAAGTGATTTGTATATCTGATCTTCTAAATAAATGAAAAAATCTTTTATATCTTCTGTTGTACGGGGATTAACTGGAGCAAGAATTCTTATCGGCGTAAAAGGAACGTCTTTTTCCGAATACTTGAATCCATCTTCATTAATGCCGTATTTCTCACCATCATCTCCTATTATCCAAGTCCATCTATTTCTATGCGCTGCATCAGATTCTGAATCGATGTAGTTTAAAACTAAATTTTGATCCATTTGAAAAGCATTTTTAATTACGACCAGTCCAGGAGCTAGCACTACAGATTCAAGGTCTCCTATTTCTTTAAGCTCATTTTCACCTATTTTAGGAGAAACAGGGTAAGCTGTTGTGCTATGTCTTTGATCGTCTTCACTCATCCTAGTACCTCGTCTATAGCTTCTCTGATTGTCCAACCAGCTCCAGCGACTCTCGGAGTCGTGTCTAACGGCATATCTTGCCAATTAAATCTTGCGATTACTACTCCATCACTACTAACTAGAAATTTTTCATAGTTATGTGATATTCTGGCTATCGCTTGACCAGCCAAATTTTGTCCAGCTAAAGCTTGTGGAGTTCCATCTGCTGTAGTGTCTGAATAGCTTCTTTTTTCTACACCCTTAAGCTTTGAATATAGTGCGTGTTCGTTCTTACCATTCACTTCGATCTTTTCAAAAATAGGGAATGTAACAAATGGATAATGCTCTTTTATAAAAGAACTTATTTGATTATTGTTTCCAGGTTCCATAGAACCAAATTGATTACATGGGAAAGCTAAAACAGAAAATCTTCTATCTTGAAATTCTTCATGTACTTTTTGAAGCTGCCATAGTTGTCTAGATGTTCTTGCATGGGACCAAAATTTTGAACATATTGGTTCATAGCCAGCTTTGCTGGCAAAATTGACCATAAGAGTAAGTTTCCCCTTAAAGTTTGATAGATAATTTTCTTCTCCATATATAGAATTAATTTGGGTTTCGTACATTGACATCATATTTTTTTTGCCTCAAAGGGGACTTTCATATATTCGTCAACGGAGATAATACCATTAATTGTGTCACCATCTATGGTTCCATCTACTGATATTATCGCCCTTTGCGGGGTTTCGACTTTAGAGGAAAATGAAATTTTACCTCCTTCCAAAGTACCATTATCAAACTCTATTCTACCTCTATCGGAGGATATTACGCCACAAATGTGTGGGTCAACAGCCGTTATCTCAACAGCGTGCTCAATTTCTCCAAATGGAGTTTGCGCTAAACTTTTCCATTTTCCAAGAATATTCATATTTAGAGTATAGCACAAATGCTCTTAGTTATTGCTAGTATAAATAGTTTTATGTATCATTATAATTTGTTTATTTTCTTATCTATTTCCCTTAGATCTTCTATAAGTAATAGTATACCTATCATTAACCCATGCTTTTCCCTACGAACCAGATCTATATCTGCGAATGCTTGATCTTTAGTGTATGTGAATGTGTCTACTGAAAATGTTATAGGATCAATTCCGGCTTTTGCTAAGTTTATAAAAATTTGATGGTGAATAGATTCAGAGACCTGTTCATAGATATTCAATTTCTCTTTTTTTGATAGGCTATTAAAATTCATATACTTCTCCTATTTCTTTATTTCATATACATAGTAACTATACTAGAAGGATACTTAATCACCTTATGCAGAAATCAAGATATATCTTTTAATTTTATTAATCCAGAATTGGCTGGACCAATTTTTTCGCCCTTTTCGTTTAATCCAGTCCTTATGCCCTTCATCCAGGTCCACGGGTAATCACGATTCTTTTCCATTTTTGCCGCCCCGTAAGAAGCACGCGCATTCATCAAATCGGGCTTGTCCCAAAGATGGTCGACCGTAAATTCCACAGACTCACACACATCGCTTTTAAATACGTTGAAAAACATGAATGGCATCCCCGCTTCAAAGGTTATTGGTTTACCGATTTCCGTTATCATCCAGTTCATTTGAAACTCATCCGGCCACCAACTACTTGGTATTATCGCCGAAAGGGGCTGAGCGTCTTTCTTAATGTAGTTTGGCGACCCACCAATCCATGTTTCGTAACCGTCTTCTGTGCCAAAAGCCCACCCAGTAGCGAATGAAACCATGCCCACAATCCCGCCATAGGCAATTTGCCTGCCCCCATATTGACTTCCTTCAAGTATAACTGGGACATTGTTCCCTCCTTCCCACTGCACGACAACATCCTGTTGGAGAATGAGTTCCCACCCGTGGACGTTAGCGACCGTCATGGGGAGACATTGATAGGCGTGTTTTTTGTAGGTGTCGTCCATCCAGTCTCTTTTAAGTCTGGACTGTTTTATTTCAGGCGCATTTTGATGCGTCTTTGTTAGCGTAACCTGTACCATTTGATTAATCTTTCAAAAAAGTTTCAATACTTTCTTTAATTAAAGAGAGTGCGGTATCTGAATCTATTGTTCTTTCTCCGGCATTAAATGCTAGGTTTAAAAGATCTGAATTGCAAAATCTTATCATTTTTTTGCCATCTCTGCCGATAATAATTTTTTCAAAATTACCCTGGATCGGACCACCTTTTTCCTGTATTTTTTCATACATTGGATGAGGATCTTCTTCCGAATCTGGGCTATGATAAGTCGGATTAATTGACGTCATTTTACTAAATGGTAAATCTGTTTTATATAGATTCTTCATATGGTTTCTCATATTCTCGGCATTAGTACTAGTTTCGGCAAACTCGCCATAAGCATCTGCGCAAAAATCAGTACTTGGTACGGCTATCACCTCAAAGCCCTTATCTCTATATTCATTATAAAGATTTTGGATAGTCATGTACTGCGCAGAATTTGCACATTCACCAGTTATATTAACTACCATAGTTACTTTGCCTTCATTTTCTTTCAAAATATTTTTATCAGAGTCTAGTTCTTCTAGAACAAAATCATAAAATGAAGTATCTGAGTATTCTACAATTGGTATTTCTTTTGGGTTAATCATAATTTTCCTCTAATCTGGCATTGGATAAGCTAGCGGCATATTAGTGCCCTTAGAAATTCCAACCTTTTCGGTTATTTTCTCTCCGCTAATAGCATACCCCATCGGCTGTTTATGGTTATTATCGTTATAATCAAACATAGTAACGGCGGAATACTTAGTACCACTAGTAACCGGTCTTGCCGCATGGGCGTATATAAACGTCGACGGGAATAATATAATATCGCCTGCTTCGGGTTTAAGTTGAATATTTAGATACGGAAACCATAGCTCGCCCCCCTCATATTCATCATTGAAATATATTATGGATGACACCGTACATACATACGAAAAGCCGTGGTCTGTGTGCACTTGGAAATGTTGTCCTTCGCCATATTTGACAAAGTTAATAGCTTCCATAAATTCCATTTTAAAATTATACATTGATTCATAGTGTGTAAGGCATGCTTTTACTGAGCTCTCTGTATCCTCGTAGATTTTTTTTAGATCTTCAAATCCTGTCGGAAGCATTGGCCAATGGGCTGGACTTAATTTCATATCTACACAATCTCTGTACTCTGGCATTTTTTCATTGTATCCGACCAACGCTTCGGTCCAATGGAAAAGGTCATGTGAACTATCCCCCAGTACAGCCTCGAGCCTCTTCGGTATATCTAGTTCTTTTGGTATAGCATTTCTATATATAAAGATGCCAAATTTTGCATTGTCTTTAATATCTGCGCAAGATCCTACGTGAAAAAATTCCATTATATCCTCCTACAATTTATGATTATATGGTATTATATCATATATGGATATAAGCTCGCAAGGAGTATCGCTAGTAAAACCTAATCATTTTGGATCTTCTGCGGATAATATTAAAATATTTAAAAACTTTGTCGAATTGGACGACCTAAAGAAGATACAAGCTTTTCTTCCGATCATATCTGAATGGATGGACCCTGGAGAAAATACATATTCCGAAGATGGAACCTGTACTTATGATGCTTCCTATTGGGCTAATAGACAGTGTAGCGGAGAAATCTTATTTAGAATAAACTTAGAAATTTTTAATTTAGTTGACAAATATATCTTTAAGATGAAGCGCGCTCTAGAAGATGTTTTTAGGGTAGAACTTTCTACGAGACCGCCAGTAATAATTAGATGGTTCCCAGGACTCGAACAGCAGCCACATTCAGATAAACAATTAAATGATGGTTCACCTAATCCGTTTCCCACATATGACATTAATTCATTATTATACTACAACGATGAATTCGAAGGAGGGGAGTTATATTACCCTCAACATGGTATAACCGTTAAGCCAGAGCCGGGATTGGCGGTCGCTCATCCTGGTGACATTAATTATCTACATGGTGTTAAGATGGTTACGTCGGGAGAAAGGTTTACTACCCCCTCGTTCTATACTATAACAAAATTGTTGTAAATTATGACTATTTTTATATTATGTTATATCGCATATAGAGATGATCATATGCTCTAAGTGATAAATTGTCTCTCAATATTGGTTCTTCTACTAATTCTAGGTTTTTAACTTTTGACAAAAAACCTTTAACGATTTTTTCTATTTGCATTCTAGCCAAGGTAGCCCCTAGGCAATAATGAGCGCCAGCAGCAAAAGCTAAATGCCTATTTGCGTTATGTCTTCCTATGTTAATATTTTCTGCATTAGAAAAAATATCTTCATCTCTATTAGCCGAGCCAAGATGCAAGATAATCAATTGATCTTTTTGAATAATTTTACTGTCGTTTTTAGACTTAATAACTTGGTCTTTTAAAGATTTCCTTATTATCATTTGTATGGTCGTTGTGTGTCTTAGTAATTCATCTGCTATCTCTGAATCACGATAATGATTATTCGTAATTTTATAAACTTCTTCTTCTTTCCCAACAAGATTGTACAGGCTATTGGTTATAGAATTAACGGTAGTTTCAAATCCAGCAATATATATAATTGCCATGGTGGACACTAATTCTTCTGGAGTAAGTTTAACATTATCTATTTCTTGATTTTTTAAGAAAGAAATGATACTACCATCTTTTATCTGATTTTTTGAAAAGATAGAATTAGTCATATATATAAAAAATTCTTTTGTTATTTTTATGCCCCTTTTTCGGTTTTCCGAACCTCTTTTTCGGTTTTCCAAATTTGATATTGGCTGCATTAAGCTAAAGATTTCAACGGCCCATTTTTTGGCCTGTTCGTAATCATTGCTATTTATTCCAAGCATACTCGATAAGGTATCAAAAGTAATAGGTAGAGCTATATCGTTGACTATATCAACCTCTTCTTTGTCTAGGGCTTTGGATATATATTTGTCAATTGTCATATTGATTGAGCCAGACAACTCCTGAATGGCTGAATGGGTAAACATAGGAGCAACAAATCTTCTAAGTTTAGTATGATTTGGTGGATCAATATCTAAAATAGCATGCACTATACCGTTATCAAAACTTTTGATTTGATGAGGATAGCTTTGGACCTTTAAGCATTTTGCCACATCATTATACCTAGTGAGAAGAATGACCCCATCAGCAGTTAAATGTATAGGATCATTTAATCTTAAATCTTTAAGATAAGGATAAGGATTTTTGCTAAAGTCTTTGTTATCGAGACTAAACACCTGGAATAGCCTTAATCTCTTCTATTGTTTTCCGTAAGCATTTTTGAAATTCTTTTGGTTTTGGTACTAGACAATCTAAAAATATTGTAGAAACAATTATCATTCCCATATTATTCTTATATTTAGTGCTCATTGTCCAATAGTCTCTAGCATTCAATAAATACACCTTGATCATCCTTCCACTTCAATCGTTGTAGACTGAAGATAATTATCATTATCATATAGTATCATATCCCAATTGCCAACAATGTCTGGACAAAAAGAAACAGATATAGTATTTGGGTCAATTATATCTATATTGGCTATTGGGTTGTGCCAAGATACATATACGGGATATACAAACATTATTTTACAGCCATTTGGGTAATACTGATTTTTGACTCTTGCTGAAAGATTGTGTACATCACAATTTTCATCTATAGAAAATAGGACAGTTACATTTTCTTTAAGTTTAAATTTTAGAATTGCCATTACCTTTAACCAAATTGTTGTAAATTATGGCTATTTTTATATGCCGTTTTTTATAACCACTGTTAATCCACCAAATGTCAAAATATGAAAATAGCTAATATTTTCAATATTATTTAATCTGTTATGCAGTACTTGCATTGGATTTGATTCAATCTGTTTTGCAGTAGCGATATTTAGTTCCTGATCAGCATAAAGGGACTGACCGTCGCTGGAACTTGCAATAATCATACATCCATGAGGCGCTAATGCGTCGATGAGATCTTCCAATAAATTTTTGTTTAAGGCCGTTAATAACTCTATCGGCAATGTGTAAATCATGTCAAGATTTTGAGGTATTTTACCAGTATTTAAATCTAAAATATCTACAACTTCAAATTCTGTTTCTTCTTTATCGTAAAAATTTTCTAATCTATCTAAGTAATAATTATTGACTATATATATTTTATTCCCAATATAACTATTGTAAAAATTCGAATCATTTATTACACCTATATGGATTAAAGTTCTTTGAGGTTTTTTCAGAAGTGATATCATCTCACTCATTAATGCATGACTGTTCACACCGGCAATTACCATCTCGTTTCTATTCCCCATTAATTCTGGAAAAGTTAAGGCATTGATTCCGGCCCCGACTATTTTTACCGACCTAATCATTCCAAGAGATTCTTCATAATCTACAATTTCTTTGTTTTGGCTTATCGACTTTTCAGTATTTGAAATAGAGACAAGTTTACTTTTAGATAATTTTATCTGAGCTTTACAGACATCACCCCAAGATGGGGCTCGCCATTTAACTTGTTCGCTATCAGCTGTCATTTTTGTTCCCGTCTATTAATTATTCTATTGAGAATATAATCTATAAAAATAAAAATTATTTATTATTTTTGAAATAATAAATTTCCTTAACAGAATTTCTTGCGTAGGTCTCTCATCTAAATTCGGTTTGTTTTTTACATACTTGGAGGCGGGATGGTAGACCTCATTAACCTTATCTATAAAATCATCTATAGTTACACTATTCAAATCAAAGTTATCCATACCCAATTCCAATGCACACGACTCTAAGCACATTCCTAAATACTCTGCGTATTTTTCTTTATCAAACATTATTATACTCCATTATCTGATAATTTATTAAAGATCCCAAGGGTCTAATAAACTTTCTTCAATTAACCTTAGCTCATCATCTGTTAGTGGTATGCCTCTTTTTTTTTGCTTTCTTGTAGCTTCATCTTTTTTCGCATAAACACGATATTGCCTATCGTAGAACACATTATCTAAATTCTGAGGATCAACAAAATTTGACATAAAGTTACATATTTTCTAATTTTTTAATAATTGCTATATTTTTTATTACAATTTCATAAGATTTTCGTTCATCCTCAATAACATCTTCTGGGATAGATATATTGTCATAATCAATAGTTGATGGGTCTTCTCCTAGTACTAAAAGTGATCTAAAAACATATTCTGTTTTTGCGGCAATTAAAATATTTATAATGGCTGTTTTTCTTTCTGCTGATAACATATCTAAATTCATATTATTCCTTTTCTCTAAAAATTGTTGTTAACATGGAATTGCCGCACATTCACCTTTAATGCAAATAATGGTGAAGCATGGTGGGAAGAATGGTGGGAAGAATGGTGGGAAGAATGGTGGGAAGAATGGTGGGAAGAATGGTGGGAAGAATGGTGGGAAGAAGGGTGGGAAGAATGGAGGGAA